AGCCGCGCGTGCGCGGCGCTGGAAGGCCCGAGCATGTGCCGAGCCGCGAAACGACAATGCGCGTCCTATCGCTGCTGGCACTCGGCGCCAGCGCGAAAGAAGTGGCGCTCGCGATCGGGATCTCGGTGCCGACGCTTCGCAAGCAATATTTTTCCGACCCGCGGATCCGGGCGGCGCGACTGGTCCTGAAGGGCGAGCTGCTCGCAGCGCTCGCCGCCGCCGCGGTCGACAAGGGCAATGTCGCCGCCAACGTCGAGCTGTGGAAGCGGATCGAGAAGGCGACGCAAAAGGAGCTCGCCGAAGGGCTCGCCCAGGGGAAGCGCCAAAGCGCTCCCAAACCGGAGAAGCTCGGCAAGAAGGAAACGGCGAAGATCAACGCCAAAGCCGCAAAGGGGAAGTTCGCGCCGCCCGACGCGCCGCTCCTCAACTGATGGAGTGACGGATGGCCGCAAGGCCGGAATGGACGACCGCTTGCCTCGACTGGGAACAGCGGATCGTCGAACGCCGGAGCCTTGTCCCGTGCGACCCGCTCTTCCCGGAAGAGGCGGCGCAGGCGCTCGAGGTATTCAAGGCGCTGCAGGTCGTGGACCTGCCGCAAAAACCGGACGGGACTCACCCGACGCTGGGCGAGACCTGCGACGAACAGATTTTCGATTTCGTGCGCGCCATCTTCGGCGCCTACGACGCGCGGACCGGCAAAAGGCTGATCCGCGAATTCCTGCTGCTGATCAGCAAGAAGAATACCAAGTCGACGATCGCCGCCGGCATCATGCTGACGGCGCTGATCCGCAACTGGCGCCGCTCGGCCGAGCTGCTGATCCTCGCGCCGACCCGGGAGATCGCCGACAACAGCTTCAAGCCCGCCGCGGGCATGGTCCGCGCGGACCCGGAGCTGCAGCAGATCCTGAAGGTCGTCGAGCACCAGCGGCTGATCCGCCACCTGGTGACCGAGGCGGAGCTCAAGGTGGTGGCAGCCGACAGCGATGTCGTCGGCGGCAAGAAGGCCGGGTTCATCCTGGTCGAGGAATTGTGGCTGTTCGGAAAAAAGCCTGGCTCGAAAGCCATGCTCCGGGAAGCCACGGGCGGCATGGTCTCGCGCGAGGAAGGCTTCGTCATCTACCTGACGACGCACAGCGACGAGCCGCCGGCGGGCGAGTTCAAGGACAAGCTCGACTATGCGCGCGACGTTCGCGACGGCGTGATCGAGGACAAGACGTTCCTGGCGGTGCTCTACGAGTGGCCGCGGGCGATGCTGGAGGCCGAGGCCTATCTCGACCCCGAATATTTCTATGTGACCAACCCGATGCTCGGCCGATCGGTCAGCGCGGAATGGTTGCAGGCCGAGCTGATCAAGGAGCAGCGTGGCGAAGGCGAGGGTCTGCAGATCTTCCTCGCCAAGCATCTGAATGTCGAAATCGGGCTTCGTCTCCGGCGAGACCGCTGGCGCGGAGCCGATTACTGGGAGGCAGCAGGCGATCCGAGCCTGACGCTGGAGACGCTGCTCGGGCGATCGGAAGTCGCGGTGGTCGGCGGCGACGGCGGCGGTCTCGACGATCTTTACGGGCTCTGCGTCGCAGGACGAGAGCGCGGAACCGACCGCTGGCTCTACTGGACGAAGGCGTGGTGCTGGCCGGAAGTGCTCAAGCGTCGCAAGCAGATCGCGCCGCTGCTGCTGGACTTCCAGAAGGACGGCGATCTCGTCATTTGCGACGAGCGCCCGCCGATCGGCCTCGACGACGAGTCGGCGGATTATGAGCTGCCGCAGGATATTCGCGAGATCGTCGCGATCGTGGTGCGGGTGAAGGAAAGCGGGCTGCTTCCGGAAAAATCCGGAATCGGCCTCGACGCAGCGATGGCGAGCGACCTGGTCGACGCGCTCGACGCGCTCGACCTTCCGGAAGGCTGCGTGGTCGCCGTCGGCCAGGGATACCGGCTGATGAGCGCGATCATCGGCCTCGCAAGACGGCTGAAATTCGGCGGTGCGGTCCATTGCGGATCGCGCCTGATGGCGTGGTGCGTCGGCAACGCCAAGGAAGAGCAGGGCAGGCAGTCGGTCATGATCAACAAATACGCCAACGGCGCAGCGAAGATCGACCCGCTGATGGCGGCGTTCAACGCCACCAAATTGCTCGAGGCGGGGCCGGGGGCAGGTAACGGCAAGCTGTCGAACGATGAATGGGCGAAGGCCGCCGCGGCGTGAGCATCCTCTCTTATTTGCGGCAGTGGCTGAGCATCCAGCCTGCGTCGCGCCCGATTCGCCGGTGGGAAAACCCGTCGGGCGAGCGCGTCGGCGACGAAGACGCGCTGGCCTTGTCGGCAGCCTACGCCTGCGTCCGGCTGATCGCCGGAACCTATGCGTCGCTGCCGGTCACAGTGACCAGCTCGTCCGGTGGCAATGACGACGTTCGCGTTCCGGCGAAGGAACATCCGCTTTACGGGCTTTTGCAGGACAGCCCGAACATCGAAGACACGTCCTACGACTTTTTCGAGCTTGGCGGCGCATCGCTGGAGCTCAAGGGCAACATGCTGGCGGTCAAGGACCGGACGGGCGATCGAGTGACGTCGCTGCTGCCGATCCCGTGGGATGAGACGGTCGTCCGTCGCCAATCCGACGGGAGCCTAGAATACCAATGGCGCGGCGAGACCTATCCGGCTGAGGACGTTCTCCACGTCCGCGGCTTCGGCGGCAACGCGCTGGGGGGCCTGTCGACGATCCAGGTGGCGTCGGCCGCCTTCGGGCTCGCGAAGGCGACGAACAAGGCGGCGTCTTCGACCTTCCGCAACGGAATCCGCTCGCAAGTCGTGCTCGGAGCCGATCGCGATCTCACGACCGAGCAGATGGAAGAAACACGCTCGCTTGTCGAGGAGCGCTATTCGGGTGCGGTGAACAGCGGCCGTCCGCTGATCCTGAACGGCGGTTGGAAAGCGACGCCGCTGACCATCAACCCGGAAGACGCGCAGCTGCTGGAATCGCGCGGGTTCAGCGTCCAAGAAATTTGCCGTTTCTTCGGCGTCCCGCCGATCCTGGTCGGTCACAGCGAGAAGCAATCGGCCTGGGGCACCGGGATCGAGCAGATCATGCTCGGCTTCCTGAAGTTCACGATGCGGCCGCGGTTCGTGCGGATGGAGCAGGCGCTCCAGAAGCAGCTGCTGACGCCGGCGGACCGCGCCAAGGGAATCAAGATTGAATTCAACGTCGAGGGACTGCTTCGCGCCTCCAGCAAGGAGCGCGCGGAATTCTATGCTTCGGCGGTGCAGAACGGGTGGATGACCCGCAACGAGGTCCGGCGGAAAGAGAATATGCCGCCGATTCCGGGCGGCGACGTCGCCACGGTGCAGATGCAGGAAGTGCCGCTCGGCACGACCCCCGTCGCGGCGCCACCGGCCAACAACTGAGGAGCTGGCAATGCTGATGACCAAGTGCAGCGGCGTGCCGCTGGACGTGAAGGCGATAGCCGATAACGGCGAATTCGAAGGCTATCTCAGCGTCTTCGGCAACGTCGACAGTTATGGCGAGATGGTGATGCCGGGCGCATTCACCGGCAGCCTGGTCGATGCGAAACGCAAGGGCCGGTCGGTCAAGCTGCTTTGGCAGCACGATAGCGAGCGCCCGATCGGCGTCTGGAACGACCTCGCCGAGGACAGCAAGGGCCTCTACGCGAAGGGCCAACTGCTGATCGACGCCAGCGCCCAGGCGAAGGAAGCGTATGGCCTCCTCAAGGCCGGCGCGGTCGACGGGCTTTCGATCGGCTACCGCGTGGTCGAGGCCGCGCCGCACCCCGACAAGAACGGCGTGCTTCAGCTCAAGAAGCTGGACCTGATGGAAGGGAGCATCGTCACCTTCCCGGCGAACGAGCGCGCCAAGGTCGACAGCGTCAAACATCTTCTGGCCGCCGGCGAAGTGCCGACGGTCCGTCAATTCGAGGAGCTCCTGCGGGAGGCAGGCTTCTCAAAGTCCCTGGCGACGGCAATCGCCGCCAAGGCAGCGCCGCATCTCCGGGGGGATCCTGCGAGTGAGGCGATCGACGCCGACTGGATCAGTCGGCTGAATGCCGGGCTCGATCTCGGCTGATCACCAACACAGCAACACTCGAAAGGAAATCGGCATGGCCGAAGAAATCACCACGCCCGAGCAGCTGGCGGAAAAGCTGCAGAAGCAGATCGACGCCAAGCATGACGACATCATGAAGAAGGCCGACGAGGCGCTAGACGAGGCCAAGAAGTCCGGCACGCTGAGCGCCGAGACGAAGGCGAGCGTCGACCAGGCGCTGACCGGCATCAACACTCTGCGCGAACAGCTCAAGGACATCGAGCAGAAGATGGCGCGCAAGCCGGACGGTTCGACCGAGAACAAGTCCTACGGCCGCCAGGTGGTCGACAGCGACAAGTTCAAGTCGTTCCAGCAAGGCGGATTCCAGGGGCAGGCCCGGTTCCAGCTCAAGTCGATCACCACGGCGAACGTGCCCGCGGTGAGCGAGCGCGATCTCGACCCGCCTGTGGCGTTGCCGAAGCGGCAGTTCACCATTCGCAGTCTGCTGACGGTGGTTCCCACCAGCAGCAACTCGATCGACTATGCCCGCCAGACTACACGCACCAATGCCGCCGCTCCGGTGGCCGAAGGCGCGGCCAAGCCGTACAGCAGCTATGGCTGGGATATCGTCAACGTTCCGGTGCGGACCGTCGCGCACCTTGCGAAGGTCACTCGCCAGGCGCTCGACGACGTCCAGCAGCTGCAGGGCGAGATCGAGCAGGAAATGCGCTACGGCCTTGCGCTTGCCGAGGAAGACCAGGAGCTGAACGGCGACGGAACCGGCCAGAACCTGACCGGGCTCATCCCGAACGCGACCGCCTTCTCGGCCGCGTTCACGCTGGCTGCGCCGACCAAGATCGACATCATCCGCCTGGCGATGCTGCAGGCTGAGCTGGCACTCTATCCGGTCGACGGCCACGTTCTCAACCCGACCGATTGGGCGGCGATCGAGCTGACCAAGGACGACCAGGGCCGCTACATCTTCGCTCAGCCCCAAGGGCTGGCGGGGCCGACCCTGTGGGCTCGACCGGTCGTCACCACCCCGGCCATGGCCGCAGGTGACTGGCTGACCGGGGGTTTCAAGGTGCAGAGGCTCTACGACCGCATGTCGCCGGAGGTGCTGATCTCCTCGGAGAACGTCGATGACTTCGAGAAGAACCTCTACACGATGCGGTGCGAGGAGCGGCTCGCACTCGCGATCCGGGTCCCGGCTGCGCTGATCACCGGCACGTTTGCCGATGCGATCACCGCCGCAACCACGGCCTGAACAACTGGCGGGCGGCCGTAGCGCCGCCCGCCTTCATTCAACCGCCGTGCGCGACGGTTCAGTGAAGGCGGATTTCAAGGAGCAGGATGATGGCAATCACGGTTCGAGTGAAAGTGTTGCGCCCGATGATCGGCGACCGCCGCTACGAGCGCGGCGAATACCGGACGATGACTCCGGCGGACGCCGAGCGGCTCGCGTCGACGGGAGCAGTGGAAATCGTCTCCAAACCGACGCGCGAGAAGGCGGTTGCGGCTGCGCCCAACAACAAGGCCCAGCGGAAGGCGCCGCAAAACAAGTCGAAGTAGCTGCGGACACGCGGCATCAGGAACCACGGTTGAAGTGCAGGCGGAAGGAAGGACGAAATGATCGACCTTGACACCGCCAAGGCCCATCTTCGCGTGACGGACGGGTCGGAAGACACGGCAATCGGCATCTATCTCAAGTCTGCCATTGCCTCCGTTCAGAAGATGACCGGCAAGCTGCTTGCGCCTGCGCAGGTGAAGCAGGTCGTCGCCGGGTTCCCCGGATGGACCGGCTATCGCGGCGGTTACGCCGGGAGCGGCTATTGGAACGGCGATTGCGCCAGAATCGGCGGCGTCGATCCGATCCGCCTGTGGTACGGGCCGATCGACGCCGCCACAGCGGCCCTGATGATCGAATATGACGATCCTAACGGGGCCGCGACGCCGCTGACCGACTTCCGGATTATCGAAGGGTCGAACGCGAAGCTGCTGCCGGCCTACGGCTCATACTGGCCTATAGCCCAGTCGGCCGACGGCTCCGTTCGCATTGCATACACCGCCGGCTATGCCGACGGGCAGGTGCCGCCCGAACTCGACCAGGCGGTTTTGTACTTGGTCGGCCATTATTTCGAGAACCGGAACGCGGTTGAGGCTGGGCTTCGCGCGGCCGCGGTCGAGATCCCGCTCGCGGTCGCGGACCTGATCGCGCCGTACCGGCCAGTCGGAATTTTCTGAGGAGAGTAACGATGAAAACCTATGAAGTCGCAAATCGTCCGATGACGCACAACGGCAAGACTTACAAAGTCGGCGACACGGTCCAATTTCCTGCCGCCGATGGCGCGATTCTCGTCGAGGCCGGGAGGCTGAAGGATAAGATCGCTTCTGCGCCTCAGAAAGCCTAGCGGCTCGGATGAGCCCGATTTTCGGGACCGGCGATCTCGACCGCCGGGCGACGATCCTTGTCCGGTCGGACACGACCGACCCAGACTACGGCACGCGCGAGGCGAGCTGGGCCGATGGCGACACGGTCTTCGCGCAGGTCCTCGACGTGCTGCCGAGCCGGTCCGACCGTCTCGGCGACGAGATCGCGATGACCAAGCGCCCGGCGACGGTGCGGATGCGTTACCGCTCCGATGTGACGCAGGCCAACCGGTTGCGGATCGACGGCGAGGAATATCGCATCGTCTCAGGGCCGGCGATGATCGGCCGCCGCTACGGTATCGAGCTGATGGTCGAGCAGATCTCGACCGAAGGCCAGCAGCCGTGACGGCGTTCGTCAATTATTCGATCAAGGGCGGCAAGGAAGTGGCGGCGCTGATCGCGCAGTTGCCGGTCCAGATCGAGACCAAGCTGCTCCGCAACGGCCTCGCCGCCGGCGCGAACATCATTCGCGATGAAGCCAAGG